TAAAGATCATGAAGGAACTGTTTTCGCAAGAACAAAGAACAACACACTTACTCTTGAAGTAAATGAGAACGGCTTGTTTACAAGAACAGACTTATCCAAGACATCGGCATCGAGAGAAATGTATGAAGAAATCTCAACAGGAATGTATTCCCAAATGAGCTTCGCATTTGTCGTTGATGATGATGAATATAACACAACGGAACACTTACGAACAATCAGACACATCAAGAAAATCTTTGATGTTAGTGCCGTAAGTTTCCCTGCAAATCCGACAACAGACATTTCTGTTGCTACTCGTTCTCGGTTTGATGGATTTATCGAACAGGAGAAAGCGGAGAGACTTGCAAGAGAGCAGGAATTGGAGTTGTTGAGAGCAAAATATGATTACGAAAGGAATAGAAATCATGGAAATTAAAGAAATGAATCTTGAAGAAGTTGAAGCAAGACTTCTCGAATGTGATTCCAAGAAAGAATCATGCGATAACGCAGAAGAACTTCGTTCACTTATTGAAGAGATGAAGGCTCTCGAAGAGAGAAAAGTTGAGCTTAAAAACCTCGAAGAGAGAAAGGCTCATGCACAGGAACTTGATAACAATAAGACCGATGCAAAGGTTGAGGTCAAAGAAGAAAGAAAAGAGGAAAGAGAAATGGCAAAGGTAGCAGAGTACAGAAATTCCAAAGAGTATGTTAACGCATTTGCAGAGTTCGTTAAGACAGGCAAATCAGAAGAATGTAGAGCATTACTTACAACCAATGCAACAGATTATTCTGGCGATGTAGCAATCCCGGACTTCGTTTATGACAAGATTATGACAGCTTGGGAGAAATCCGACATCATGTCACTTGTTAGAAAAATCGAAGTTGCAGGTAACATGAAAGTTCAGTTCGAGCTTTCAGCATCCGATGCTGTTGTTCATATCGAAGGAAGTGGAGCTGTTTCCGAAGAGACTTTGACATTTGGTACAGTTGAACTCATTCCCCAGAGCATTAAGAAACTCGTAAGAGTATCTGATGAAGTTAAGGATATGAGAGGACAGGCTTTCCTTGATTATGTAATCGATGAAATTACATACAAGATTGTTAAGAAAGCAGAATCAATCCTTATCGGAAAGATTAAGACACTTTCAACAACAGCTTCTTCTTCTGCTCCTTATGCAAAGCAGGTTAAGGCAGGCGCAGCTGTTGGAACAATCGCACAGGCTCTTGGACAGTTATCTGATGAAGCTTCAAACCCTGTTATCGTTATGAACAAAGCAACATGGGCAGCATTTAAGGCTGCACAGTACGCAGCAGGATACGCAATCGATGTATTTGAAGGATTGCCCGTTTTATTTACTTCTGCACTTCCTGCACTCACAGGCGCAGCAGAAAACACAGTTTATGCAATCGTAGGCGACTTCGGACTTGGCGCACTTGCTAACTTCCCTAATGGCAAGATGGTTGACATCAAGCTTGATGACAAGACAGAAATGGATGAGGACATCGTTAGAATCCTCGGCAGACAGTATGTTGCAGCAGAGCCTGTTGCTTGTGGTGCTTTCGTTAACATCACAGCTCCTGCTTCTTTATAAGGGGGTAGCTTATGAAATTGTCGGTTACAAAAGGCTATATTGATAAGGACACGATGATTTTTCACAATGTTGGAGAAGTAATCGAATATCCCGAAGCAAGAGCCAAAGAAATTGAAACACGAGGCTTTGGCAAATGTTTAGATGAGCCGAAGCCGACAAAGAAAGCAAAGGAATCCAAGGAAACCTTGGAACAGCCTAAAAAGGTTTCGAGAAAAAAATAATGAAAGGAGCAAGGCATGGCAGATGAAATTTTGACGGATTCAACTCCGACAATAAATGATAAGGTCAAACTTGCTCTTCGAATATCTCACAATTTGCTTGATGGCGAAATTGCGGATGTAATTGCCTCGGCTCGTGCGGAACTCAATCGAGCCGGGGTAAACTTAACGAAAGCCGAAAGCGATGATGAAATAATCGAAACAGCTATTAAGACTTATGCGCTTGCTTATTACGCAAGCGATGTAAAAGATGCAGAGAGGTATCAAAATTCCTTCATGTATCAATGTGATTGTTTAAGGAAATCTTACGGAGTATAAAATGTTTGATTCAGTTATTACATTAAAGAAAGAAGTTAATACAGTAAACGAATATGGCGATACCGTAAAGACTTACACATCACGGAATGTATTTGCAGAAGTAAAATCTATCTCACAAAGCGAATTTTACCAAGCCGAAGCCGTAGGGTTAAAGCCGGAGATTAAATTTGTTATTGCAGACTTTGCAGATTACCAAGGGGAAAAAGTTCTCAACTATAAAGCCTTTGGAGAAGCAAATGGAGAAGATTATACAATCCTGCGAACATTTAGAAACAAATTAAACCTTGAAATCGTTGCTAAACGAGGGATTGAGTAATGGGTGTTCCGAAATCAGTTACAAAGGTTAATAAAAACGGAGTGACATACACATCCAATGTGGATGCAGCCAATTACTTCATATTTGAATTAAGCCGAGGGGCATTGCGTGATGTTGCCAAGTTCGTCAAGCGCACCTTCCGAGATTCTTATTATGACAATTTTGATAAGGAGACAGGAAACGCAGGGCGAGCCACAACGAGCGCAGTTTTATCAAATAAGGATACCAAATTTCCAAGAGTTGAAATCGGCTTAAAGAAAACCACAGTAAAAGGTGTTTATGCTTACGAGCAGGAGTTTGGAACTTCAACAGTTCCAAGGCTTGGACTTCTTACTCATGCGGTAGAAGATAACATTCCAAAGATAATTGAGATAGAATCCAAATATCTTTCGGCTCTTGAAAGCGAAGCATCCGCACTTGCACTTATAGATGAAAGTGAGCATATAGACGATGGCGAATGAGACAACAAGAACTAACGATTTAAAAAAGTTAATACAGACCAAGCTCAAAACATTAACTACAAATGTTTACTTTGAACTTGCAGCAGACAATGCGTTATATCCTCATATTGTTTTCAATTTCAGAACAATAGACCTTGGAGATATTTCAAGACAGGATTATGTGTTGGAAGTTGACATTTGGGACAAAGGAACAAACACAACAGGAGTTGATGAATTGGCTGATAAGGTTGAGGACTTGCTTCATTGTCAAAATCTTCCCCAAACTCATGTCTTACCGACATTCTATAAGATAGACCGTAGAACGATAGAGGACAACGATAAATCGATCAAACATCGTTTAGTAAGATTTCAAATTCAGAATTATACGAGGTAAAGAATATGGCTATTACAAAGTATATTGGAACAGGAGCCGTTACAAGTGCCGATTTCAAGGATGTTTCTTGGGTTGGACTTACCAAAGGGGGCAATGCCATAACAATCAAACTCTCAAATGCTATTAACATGGGCAATATTGAGTGGACAGTTGCCGAGAAAAGCGATGTTGTTCAGTCAATCGAAATGCAGGCTTGTTATAGCAACGAGAACGAAGCATCAAGCTCAACAGTTGAGCCTTGGAGCATCGAGATTGATGGAACAGTTACTCCCGGAGCAAGCGAGATTGTTCTTGGCGCAGGTAAGTTCTATATTGGTCAGACACTTGTCGCTTTAACAAGAGGCGGTGGCTCATTCAATGTTGAAAGAGAGTTCAGAGAAATCAATGCAGATGGCGACAGAGGAGCCGTTAAGGGAAGAGTTGTAATGGAATCATCCAGAGCAAAACTCACAATGAATGTCCTTACAATTCTTACAAAACTTACAGACCTTTATGCAGGCATTGAAGTATCAGCTTAATTTAAGTGGGGGCGCAGAAATGCGCTCCCTAATTTTATAAGGAGACAACAAACATGAGAACTTTACAAAATACAGATATTTTTGCTTTCGGAAGAATCGTTTCCAAGGCAAACATCAAAGAAGAATTTAAAAACATGGCAATCGAGAAGGAGACGGATGTTCAAGCATTAGGCTTTGACATTCTTTACACTATATTCACTCATTGCTCGGAGAAAGAAGTTGAAGAAGAAATCTTCTCATTCCTTGCAGACTTATTTGAGAAGCCTGTTGACGATGTTAAGAAGATGGAGCCACTTGAAACCTTCGAAGCCTTAAAAGAGGTGGCAGATTGGGAGAAGTGGAAAGCTTTTTTCTCATTGGGTGCCAAATTAACGAAATAGAAATCAAAGAGTTATTACTCCGAAGATATCATTCATTGAATTTCATTAAAGAAATGAGATTTGATGAGTTCATCGAATTTCTTAAATTGGCAATAGAAAACGAAAAGAAATCAATCGTTGAAAGACAATATTTGGCTTTGCTTCCGTTATTGGTGCAAAGTGGCAAATATATGACATTCGACAAATTTTATGATCAGATGACAGGAGCCAACATAGATTGGAGACCTGCCGAGGACATCATAAGAGAGATTGATGAAAAGCATAGAGGATTAAACGATGGCATTAGAAATCTTTAAACTTGTTGGCTCGGTTTTTGTAGATACCGACAAAGCAAATGAATCACTTGCCAAAACAGATAAAAAAGCATTAAGTGTTGCAGAAGGCTTGGGAAAAGTTGCCGGAGTTGTGACAGGAGTTGCAACAGCCGTTATTGGAACAGCAACAGCCGTTGGTGGTGCCGTAATGGATTTAGCAAATGATTTTTCCCAACAGGCAGATGCAATCGACAAAGCTTCGATCCGAATGGGAATATCGGCAGAGAGTTACCAAGAGCTTTCTTATGCAGCCGGACAATGTGGTGTTGAAATGAACATTATGGAGAAGGCAGCAAAGAAACTCGAAGGAACGGACATCAATTTCGAGGATGCCATAAATTCCATTATGGAACTTGGAACGGCA